GCATATCGAGATGGAATCTGCTCGAGCGATCCGCTCAGATACGCTTTCGTGCGACGCGATGCCTTGCGCGTGTTCCACAGCTTCGTTCCGGCGCTGCGATTCTTCACATACAACCGCAGAGGTTGAGACGCGACCGCGACTGCATTGAGATTCGCGGCCGCGTAGATCCAAGATCGATACGCAGCTACTGCGGCAGTCTGCGAAAAAGATGCTCGCTTCGCATCCTCTCCGCGAAGGACTGTCATCGTCGAGCGCATCCATCGCTCGTTGGAAAATGCCGCTTTGAGTCGTGCGAGTAGATTCATCAGATGACCTTCAGAACGAGCGGCCTTCTTGCGCGTCGAGCGAGAACGGCAAGCGCGAGAGCGCACACACCGTCATCGTGACCGACCGTAGCCTCATACGAGACGCTTCTCCCTGAGTATCGGAAACCAAACGATTCAAGTTCAGCGCGAAGCCAACCATCTGGCAAGCGAATCTCGCTCGTTGAGATGGCGATTTGCAAACCCTCCATGAGTTGCTGCTTGCTTTGGCTTGTGAATTTGAAGCCTTCGACGCGACGGCAAACCTTGCGGAGATCCTCAACGATCGGATCTCCAACGCCAGTTGAATCGATCTGCGCAGGCTTCTCCGCGATGAGTCTCGCGAGTCGCTCTCGAGTCACATTCCAAGGCGCTTGCCACCGATCAAGATGGCACACACGGCCCTCGGCATCGAGCCCCACGATGACCGTCCAGTCCTGCGATTTCGCGAGGTCAACGCCGAAGCATTCGACCGGCTTCGTTGAGAGAGGCGCGATGCAAGCGCGAATTGCATCGAGGCCGAATGGGTTTCCGCCGTCCTCGGCGGGAATACCTTCAAACTCCTGCGCGAAGATTTCCGGAGGAAGCATGCGCTTCGCATCTCGAATCTCGTCGGGATCGATGAAGGGATTCGCAACGCTTCCGATGCGAAACGCTTTCCAAGCGCCTGTGGTGTCGGATTCCGCCTCAAGAAAGAGACGATGGAAATCGCCTGTACCCTTGGGAGTTCCGAGGAATAGTGCGCTTCCTTTCCGATCTGCAAGGGTAGGCCGCATCGATGCTCGCCATGCCTCGAGCAGATTCGGAGCGAAGCCAGCTTCATCGATGACGATTCGATCATACGAGCGTCCGCGGCCTGAGTCGACATCCTCGAGCGTCCAGAAGTCAATCGATCCGCCGGTGGCGAATTCCATGCGCTTCTCGACGCGATCATGTCGCGTAAGAATCGGCTTAAGCGCTCGCTCGAACTCACGAACTGGATCGGCAAGGTACTTGTACGACGGAGCGAACCAACCACACTTCCTACCAAGTATGGCAGTTTCGATCCCAAGTTGCATACCGAAGGTTGTCTTTCCCCAGCGACGGCCAATCTCGAGCACAGAGAATCGAGCAAGGCTTCGGTATACCTCGCGCTGCGAAGCATGTAGGACAGATTCAATAGATGGAATCTTGATCTTCACGCGGTATCCGCGAGCGCGATCTTCGGCGCGATACGCTCAATCGTGACTACTTCCTCGCGCCTCGTCTCGTCGATCTTGTCACGCTGGCCGAGGTACTGCTTCCCAAGCCAGATGAGCATCGGCACGGAGCCTTCCTTCGCCTTCTCGTATTGCCACCGGCGAAGCGACATCCGCATCTCGTCGTGTCCCTTGTCGATCTCGGCGCGAGCGCGACGCTTGATCGTCATCTCCGAAACTCCGACGATCTTTGCGATCTCGGGAATCGTGCATCCGATTCGCGCGAGCGATTGCACGAGACGCAAGTCGATTTCGGCGCGAGGTCTACCGAGTGGCATATTCAACTCCTAACCATTGCGAGCAGACTGCACGGGCCACTACTTCCATCATGCGAGGAGGTACGCTCATTCCGATCATGTACTTTCCGATTTTGTCGCTCTTTGCTTGATAGTCATCAGGGAATGATCCAAAGCGTTTCCACTCTGCAAAAGAGAGTTTCCTACATTTCTCCCAATGCATGAAAAGGGCAGAGTTTGCTGTGAGCGTGGGAGAGGGAAATTCTTTGTGCAATTTTTGATGCCCAAACAAAGATTGTTTCCCAGTCATCTTCAGAACTGATTCAGCATATGAAGCACCGCACTTCGTCAAATGCCACCATTTCAAATCAACTCCCGTCGGCTGTGTTTCTTGAGTTTCAGCATTCAAGTCAGAAACTGCATATCCAGTAGAAATCCATCTGCGCTTTGGATTCAACCGCAACGCCGAAGCCCTGATGTCATCTCGAATCGCGCAGAAGAAGACACGCTCTCGCCGTTGAGGAACTCCGCAGTCTGCGGCGTTGATTAGGAAGAGTTGTGGCCTGTATCCGATCTCTCGGAATCGCGACATCACGAGTTTCGTGTATCCCTTCGCGTTTCCAATGATCATGCCTTTGACATTCTCCGCGATGACGACCTTCGGACGAAGCCTTTCCGCGAGATCAAGAAAGTCAAAGAAGAGATCTGAAAGCACTTGCTTGCTCTGGCCCTCGCGAAAGTGCTTCTCCTTGCCCCAAGCATCTTCGCGACTTCCTACCGTCGAGAACGTCGAGCATGGAGGAGAGCCGTCAAGTATGTCAATCCCGAAGAACTCCTCCGGAAGATCCTTGACGATTAGATCGCGAATCGGGCAAAGAAAATAGTGTTTCGGAGATAGGTTTACCTTGTAGTGCCATGCCATCTCCGGATCGATATCGTTCGCACCGATGACATCGCATCCTGCAAGTTTGTAGCCCATCGTCGAGCCGCCGCCGCAGGCGAAGGTGGAGAACACCTTGACTCCGTTCTTCGGAACATTAGCGAGATCGGCCAAATCCCAAGCACAGTCAGGCCTTCGGATCAAACTCAAATCCGCACTTCGGGCATCGGCATTGCATTTGGAATCCATCAACATCAATCTCCTTCGTGCTTGACTCTGGAGCCTTCTGCGACTCGATGTAGCGTTCTGTCATGGCGTTGATCTCCTGCGCCATGAATCCAGTTGACGCGGCAAGTTCATCATCCTCGATCTGAAGTGCCGCGAGCGTCTGCGAAAGAACGTCGTCGTCCCACTCGGCGAGTTCGCTCGTTCGATTGTCGGCGATCGCATAGGCCGTCGCTTCGCTTCCCCAGAGAGGAGATCGAACGATCGCGATCTCCTTCCACCCGAGCGCCTTGGCTGCGGCGAGCGTGCCGTTGCCAGCGCGAACCACGCCGTTTGCATCAACGACGATCGGCTTCTGTTGTCCGAATCTATTGAGGCTTGCCTTGATCGCTCCGAGATTCTTCTCGTCGTGCTTTCGCACGTTCGCAGGATCAAAAGTCAAAGACTCGATGGCGACTGTTTCCACCTTCACGCGACATCCTCCTCGAGATCCGTTTCTGGCTGTGCCTTCGCACGCTCAAGAAATTCGATCTGCTCGACGCACTCGGCCTCGTACCCTTGAATCAGCGCCTTCGCGATCTGCCTCGCGTTGCGAGCGTTCACGAAATCCGGATGAATCCACCAGTCCTCGACCGGAACGAGATTCGCAAGGCTTGCCGTGTATCCAAGCATATGCACATCGTGCGCGACGCATAAATATCCACGGCTCTCCATGATTCCGCGCATCGCTGCTCGAATGTGCTCGTTGCCTCGGTATAGATCATGCTCGACGCAGGCGACGGCGAACTTCACGCGATCGAGAGGAAGCGTGACGAGCCTTTGCAAAGTGAGCATCGGCGGCTCGAGATCCAAGGAGAGGAAGTCGATCACTCCTGCGCTCTTAGCGGCCATCTCAATCAACGTCGCATCCAAACTTGGATCGAATGCATCGCCGAAGATCTCGTTGTCTTCGCTGCGCTCCTTCACCAGATCATCGAAGGTCGCGATGTCCGCGAGGATTCCGCGCCACCCCACCTCCTCAAGAAACTTCGTGTTGCTTCCATTGACTGGATGGCCTGCTCCGAGATCGACGAAGGATCCGCTCTTCGATTGTCCGCGACAAAGCCACGCGAAAAGATCTTGCCTTGCTTGCGAATAGCTTCTCAGTTCCTCTAGTTCCATGATGTCTCCTATGCGACCATGATTTCATCTCGCCGCGCACTCGTCAAGAGAGCGATCGTAACGAGGTAGTCCATCCCCGCGATCGTCATCGGGTCGCCTGTATCCACTTCCTGCGCCGCCTGAGCAAGCGTCAGGAAGCGCCAGCACGTCGCGTCAATCGCGGCCCGAGATCGCACAAGTTCCAACTCTGCATCGGTGAACCGTTGCAGGAACTCAAACGCCGTGAATCGCTGCGGAGCGAAATCCCAGCCAGTCCATTGAAGGCCAACGCGACACGGCAGATCGTCGATGCGAACGGCCGACGCTGGCTTGATGTCGGCCTCGACGATTTCGATAACGACGTTCTTCTCATTCACGACGGCCCATTTCATCGCGACACCTCCTGCTCAAACGTGAGGAAATCACCGTACATAATTCGAGCTGTTGTTCCGAGCGACTTGACGGTGCCACAGAAGATGCCGAGCGGATTCGCTGTGCCAGTCGGCACCGTCGCTCCGCTGATCGTTCCAACGTGAGATCCGTTGATATAGAACTGAACTGGCCCTCCGCTCCTCGCGAGGCGAATCTCAAGCGTATACCAAGTGTTCGCGGCGACGGTGATTCCCGTATCGGCCGAGGAGTTCCCCGCTGTGTTCTCTGAGCAGTAGATATCCCACTTGCCAGAGTTGTTGTTGTCGCGATATCGAAATGTCGCAGCGATGCTCGGAACAAAGGCCGTGAACGAATTCGAGAAACCGACTTGAATCGAGTATCGATTTGTGCCGTCGCTCAAGCTCGTCGGTGTTTTGATCGCTGCTCGAAGCGTCGCCGTGCCATTGTTGAAGATGATCGAGTCAGCATTCACGGTGCCGATACTCGCTCTTCCTGTTGTCGTTGTGCCTTGCGTGAATGTCGCGTATCCGAAACGGTTCAACTCTGAAATCGCTGCGGTCACGAAACCGACCGCTGCTCCAGAACCAGATACCGCCGTTGAGAATGGCGCTGCGACGGCGAAATCCGAATGCATGAAGACAGTCGTCTTCGGATTGAAACGATCGCGCTCGACGGGGTAGGTTTGAATCATTCGCCTCTCGCTCGCTTGTAGCCTTTGGTACGCTCGAACTCCGCAAGCACGTCTGGATGAACGCGACGATGCAGGGACTCGGGGATGCGGACTCCCAAGATGATGCCTTGATCGATGAGCCGTGCCGCGTGATTCTTGCTGATTCCGAGCCTCGCTGCGACCTCTCCGGTCGTGAGCCATTTCGCGATGCGATCGCACGGCACGTCGAGAGGATGCATCAGTCGGCTTCTAGCCTTCACGATCGGCCTCTTCCTCGAGCGCATCAACGAATGACGGAGGTACGAGATACCAACCCTCTGGGATCTCAACGCGATTCCCGCTGAGAACCCATTGTGATCCTTCCGACGTGTAGACGAACGCCTTCACATCTGGGCCGACGCGCATCGGAGCAGATTCAGGGACGAGGACGGTTCTTGGTGCGCATCCTGCGAAGACGAATTGCAGCGCGAGTAAGAAGAGCGCGATCTGATTTTGCATCTGTAGCCTTTGTGCTTTGCTCGGCGCGTCGCTCAAGGAAGCCGATGATGGCCGTCGCGAAAGCGAGAAGAATTCTTTCAAGCATCTTCGCCCTCGAGCGCTCGGATTCGTGCTTCAAGTCGCTCGATGGTATCTGCGGCTTGCTTGAGTTCGTCTTTGACTTCAGTCCAGAACGAATACATCGGAGCATCCGAGATCACTCGTATCCTCTCGGATACAGATTCGGCCCGAGCCATGCGAGCGCGTAGTTCGAGATTCGCGGCAAGCAGGTTCTCGAGCTTCTGCGTCATCGGATGCCTTCTTGCTGCGAGGAGACCTTCGCGTCTCGAGCGAAGATCAGGCCAACTCCGGCCATGACTGCCGCCGCCACTGCGCCCCAGTCTGCGACCGTCACAGGGTCGCCGTCGAGTTCTGCTTTGAGTGCGCCAGAGAGCGCGACAACAATCGCGAGGATGCCGGTTGTCGTAGTCTTCCAAGATGCCTTCGAGATCATGTGATTCCCTTTCAATCGATGATGATTTCTATGGTGTCGATACTCGCCGACGCGATGAAGAAAGACGAGATGTCAACTTCGCCGAGATCCTTCCACGCTCCGGCGGGGACTTCGATTCGAGGACTGTGCGCGACGTTGAGTCCGACATATGCGTTCGCCGACTGCGGATACACCTTCACGCGGCGAAGATCTCCGGTGCGACTTCCGCTCAAAGCGAGAGCGGGAGCCGGAGTCGCGAATACGTTGAGGATCGTCTTCATGTTCAATCCACGATGAG